CCGCAACCGTCAAGGTTGACCAGAACGTCCTGGCAGGGGCAGATGCTTTAACTCTGTCAACTTCGAAGGCATCGTTGAATGTCGGGCTGAATATCTCTACCGGAACAGATTCGCTAGTCCTCGCGGCTAATAAGAGTACCGTAATCGTATCGACGAATATTCAGGCAGGGGCAGATGCCCTGTCGTTGACCACCTATAAACCAGCGGTAAGCGTTACGGCAACCACGGATGTATCCGCAACCGTCCACAACCTGACGCTGACAGGGTTAAAAGCAAGCGTCATATCGAATGTATCTATCGCGGCCTCCCGTGATGCGCTGGTCCTTGCCTCGTATCCCGCAACGGTCAACGCGATAAAGAACATCCAGACAACGCTTGACGCTTTATCCCTCACGGCATATCCGGCAACGGTAAACGCAAGGATCGAGATCCCCGCAGGGATCGACGCGCTTGTCTTATCCGAATATCCCGCATCGGTAAACGCGGCGACGGGGGTATCGGCGGCAGCACAGTCTTTGATCGTTGAGACCTTCTGGCAGGACGTAACGGTAGACAACTCGATAATCGTCCGCGCCAAAACAGCCCGCCTCGTAGTCCGAGCATATGCCGGCGGCGTGACTAATTATCCGCACGTTGATCTGCTCGACCAGGTATCGGACGGATATTCAACCCGAAGCATCACATACGATCTGCACCAGACAAGCATGGCGGCCATAAATAGACAGCGAGCCATCACAGCAAGTGAAAGGGTTACGGGGGCATAAATGACAATGACACTCACGGCAAAGCAGCCCTACGAGGAATATGCGATCAGTTTTGACTTCACCGCTGCGCTCGGCGCCGAGACAATAGCATCGGCAACCGTGACCGCGAAGGACCAGAACTTTGCCGACGTATCGACAACGATCCTTAACGTGGCCTCGCAGATAATCGCCCCGACCATCGTTTATCCGTGGGTACGCGCAGGCGTTGACGGAATGGATTATCTCATCACCTGTCAGGTCGTAGGGACCGGCGGATCGAAGTACGAGCTCGACGCCATTCTCCCGGTCATTGAATCGGCAGGGGCAGGGATATCGAGCGGGGGCGGATGCGTAACACCGCCCGTCATCGAACCGATCACGCTGGCCGAACTCAAGGAACACCTCAGACTCGACAGTGAAACGTTCGACGGCAATCTTACCCTGACGCAATCCCTCGCCTACGGGTCGAAGGGTATCCAGAACAATTACACCGTTCACGTCGGCACAGGCGTCGAGGTGATCGGCAAGACATCCGAAGTCCTCGTGCATCACGGAACCAACGGCGCGACGGGTACGGTCGATACGAAGATACAGGAGTCCGACGATAACACGACATGGACGGACTGGACGGGCGGGACGTTTACCCAGGTCACGACGGGCAACGATAACACCGACTATAAGAAACAGTACACCGGGGTAAAGCGGTATATCCGCACGGCCTCGAAGGTATTGCTGGCGGCCTGCGAATTCGGCACATCGGTACTTGTCAACGCGGCGACGACGGCAGAGGATAATCTGCTTACTGCCCTTATCGAAGCAAGCAGGGAACACGTAGAGGACATTACCCGCAGGATGCTTTTGACACAGGTATGGGACTTTACCCTGCAAGAATGGCCGAGCAAGAACTATATCAAGCTGCCCGGAGGCAATCTGCAATCGGTGACAAGCGTCAAATGGAAAGACTCAGTAGGCACGGAAACCACCCTGACGGCCACCACTGATTATCTCGTTGAAACGAACGGCGAGCAGTGTGGACGGATCGTCCTTCCCTATGGGAAGAGCTGGCCGTCAGGTACTTTATATCCGAGCAATCCGATCACGATACGGTTTGTTTCTGGATGGGCCACGGCAGCGGCGATCCCGAAGAAGATAATCGCGGCCTGCAAAATGATCGCGTCGGATCTCTTTGAGAACCGCGAAGCGCAGATCATCAATCAGAGCGCACAAACATATCAACCAAATAAAACCGTGGATGCTCTGCTGGCATCGAGCCGGTTATGGGACGACTTTTAATGAAGATATCCGAAATGGATAAACGGATTACCCTTGAATATTCAACCCGCGTAAGCGATCCAATGGGCGGTTTTACAACCACTTGGAACGTGGCCGCTCAGGTATACGGAGCTGTATGGCCGACAAGCGCCAACGAGATCAAGGCCGCAAACTCCACGACGATGGTCATCTCGCACCGTATCCGGATCAGATATCGCGCAGGGATAAAGGCAAGCTGGCGCATCAAAATGGGCTCGCGCTACTTCAACATAGTTTCAATAATCGACAGTAACGAGTCACACAAGTTTCTGGATATTCTCTGTAAGGAGGCCGCTTGAATAATCTCTTGCAGAGCGTATATGGCAAAACGTCCGGCCTATCCTTCCCCTGCTATCTCGACGAGGCTCCGCAGGGTGCGGCATTTCCTTATTGCGTTTTCTTCGTCGTGTCGGCGCCACAAGATAAAACGTTCACCGAGGTATACCGGGACACCCTGATACAGTTTTCCCTGTTCAGCACGTCACAGGGCGCGACCGAGATCACCGGAATGTATAACGCCCTGTCCGCTTTGTTCGACGAGTGTTCCCTGACGATAACCGGGTCAACCCTTGTCTGGTGCAGGGAGCAGAACCTGACAACGATGGTTGATGAGATTACAACACCGGAAGGAACGGCCAGCGTAAAAGCGTGGCATGTAGATTTTTCAATATTGACGTCACTTTCATGAAAGGAGCTTTATGGCCGAGAAGTTAAAAAGAGTTTCATGGAACAAGGGGCGCACGACTCCCGAAGAAGTAAAGCAAAAAATGAGGGTGAGTCATAATCCAAAGTCTAATAAAAACTTGGCATCCGGGAACCGCTTTAAGTTTGGTGGAGTTCCGTGGAATAAGGGTTTGTTTGGTTACAATGATGGCCATGAAGTGACAGGTGAGACAAAAAAGAAGATCAGTGAAGCGAATGCGGGTAAGCCTTCGTGGACGAAAGGAAAGCATCTTTCAGAGGAAACAAAGAAAAAGATCAGCGCGGCGAATCGAGGAAAGAAGTTTACCGTTGAAGCCCGTGAGAAAATGAAGATGAAAGCTCTCATAAAATGGCAGAATCCAGAATATATAAAAGCACATTCAGGGGAAAATGCCCCGATGTGTGGGAAGCACCAAACTGACGAAGCAAAAGCAAAGACGAGAGAGAGGATGACCGGATGCAATAATCCGTTTTTCGGTAAAAAATGCACCGTAGAACATAAAATGAAAATATCAGCAGCAAACACGGGTAAGAGGCGAACACAGGGACAAAGGATCAACCAGTCGGAAGCTGCAAGAAAAAGCGGAAAGACTACGTGGAACGGCGGGAGTTCATTCTTCCCGTATAGTGCTGACTTTACAAAGGTGCTACGTGAACAGATAAGAGCGCGTGACGGTCATACTTGCCAATTATGCGGCGCAACAGGCGGTTCTTTGGCTGTCCACCATATTGATTATGATCGACAAAACACTAACACCGAAAATCTGATTTCATTATGTGTGTCCTGTCACCCAAAAACGAATGTGCGTCGGTCTGAATGGATAGAGTTTTTTAAAGGAAAGGCGGTGGCCAATGCTTAGCATTATCGTGCCAGTTTTCAACAATTTATCCATGACCGCAGAGTGTATCCAGACGATTATCGAAACAACCCCGGCCTGTGAAATCATCGTCGTTGATAACGGCTCCGATCCGGCTTTCCATTGGGGTTTCATATCGTCGCACGATGTAAAGGTTATCCGGAACGAGAAGAACGAGGGCTTCCCCGTTGCAGTCAATCAGGGGATCAGAGCCGCACAGGGCGACACCATCGTACTTTTAAACAACGACGTGATTGTTGCGCCCTCGTGGCTTGAAATGCTCACAGCGCCCCTTGACGAGTTTGCAATCACCGGCCCTATGACAAACTATGTTGCCGGGCTTCAAAAGGCACAGGCGGCCGGCTACACGAACAAGGACGAACTGAACGAGGCGGCGCACGAATGGGCGGAGAACTTCGGCGACGAGATCCTTGAGGTCAACTTTGTCATCGGCTTCTGCATGGCGTTCAAGGAGGCGCTCTTTGACGAGATCGGGCCCTTTGACGAATCACTGTGGCCGTGCTCCGGCGAAGAAATAGACTTCTGCCTGAAAGCACGCGACGCCGGGCATCGTGTCGGCATCGTCACCGGGTGTTACGTTCACCACGAGGGATCGCAGACGTTCAAGGAAATGGACGTTGATTATAACGAGATCTGCAAACGGAACGACGCGCACCTGGCTGAGAAGTGGGGACCCGATTTCTGGACACGGCAACAGGCCGTTCCCGATCCTGTCGAGGGCGTCCGGCTCAACATGGGATGTGGGCCTTTCCCGATGGAGGGCTTCATAAACATCGACCAGTTCGATCATGTCAACCCCGATCTTGTGGGCGATATAACCGCGCTGCCCTACGAGCCGGGAACGGTATCAGAGATTTATGCCGGACATGTCCTGGAACACTTCATATTTGAAGAAGGGATGTCGGCGCTCCGTTACTGGTATTCGCTCCTGAAGCCCGGCGGTCTTATCAGCGTCGTCGTGCCGGACTACGATTATCTGGTGAAAGAATACGCGGCAAACCCGACACCGGAACGACTGCGCGAATTCAACGACACGTACATCTATTCGGGGATACAACCGTCACCGCACCTTTACGCATACAGCGCCGACCTGTTAGAAGTGGTCATGCGTGACGCGGGTTTTATCAACCTTGTGCGGATGCCCGTTAATCACCATTACTTCCCGTTCGCCGTTCCGTGGCAGTGCGGGTTTCAGGCGGTGAGGCCATGAAGATAAGCAACCAGAAATTAGCCATTGGGGTGCCTTGCTCGTTCCCGTTTATACCGGTGAGTTTTTTCAACTCGTTCGTGCTCATGGAAAAGCCGAGCTTCACGTTTATCCCCGCTGATAACGGTCCTATTGATACATTGCGCAATGATATCGTCGAGACCGCATTGAGGGAAGGGGCGACGCATCTCTTGATGATGGACGTTGATCAGGTATACGACCCGAAAACGGTGACGAAATTACTCGCCCACAAGCTCCCGGTTGTCGGGGCAAAAGTGTGCAGACGTTACCCGCCATTCGATCCGATCATGATGAAAATCAACGACTGGGGATACACCCCGATAGAGGATTACGAACCCGGCTCGCTCGTTGAAGTTGACGCCACCGGAACGGGTTGCATCATGTACGACATGGAGATATTCAAGAAGCTGCCCCGTCCGTGGTTCAAATTTCACCGTCATTCAAACGGAATGGTAATAGGGGAAGACGTTGGTCTATGTCAGGACCTGAAGGCAGCGGGGTACAAAATCTTTGTTGACACATCTATCGAGGCCGGGCATCTGGCGACGATGATCATAAACCAAAAGACCCACGATTTATATCGAGCGATGAAAGTGGCACAGGCAGTAAAGAATGAAGCCCTCGGCTTCATAAACAAAACAGGAGGTAATTAATTATGGCAGACCGGGCAACTACTCTTTCAGGTTCATTTCAGAAAGTGACACTAGGGCCAACGAGCAAGATTTTAGGCGCGGGCAGATACAGCATATCCGGCCTTACCCGCAAAACGGTTGATGTTTCGGAATTCGGCGTTGACATCGACATGTTCGACTTCGCCAGCGCAAACGGCGGGACGCTTACCCTTTCGGACGTGTCCTACGACCCGACCGACCCGATGCAGAAAGTATTACAGGACGCCGCGCAGAACGGAACCAAACTGTCTAACAGCACGGTGAACGGTATCCGCTTCTGGATCAACTCGACCAGCTATCTTACCATCGGCACAAGTGGCACGATCCTTTTCACAAGGGCAGGCGGCGTTGAGGCCGACAGAAACGGCGTGGCAAAGACGAGTTTTGAAGCGCAGGTATCCGGCGCTTTCATGTACCTAGTATAAGGAAGGGGGTTTTATGTCGGGAACAAATTTTGACGCCGTGAACAATGACGGCGGTACTTGGTTCACCTTTTGCGACAGCCGCGTAACGGACAACGGGGAGATCGAATACGACGACCCGCAGCCGGGGGCAGGGCGCGTGTGCGTCCGGAGTCTCATGCCCTTTATACAGGAACGGCTCGGCAAGAGGAAACGGAACCATGAATTTGTCTTCAACCCCAAAACAAGGGGCATGGAGCGCGTGGCATGGTTTGATGAACTCACGCCCGAGCAGGCCAAGGCCGAGAGCGAAGACACATGGGATTTTTGCATCACCGGCCTTGAGAACTTTTCGATGGGCGGCAAGAAAATCCCATGCACGAAGGAAGGGAAGAGCAGCCTCATGGCGATCCCCGCGTTCGACAGATTTATTGCCCGGTGCTTGCAGATGCTTGGCAAGGCGCAGGCAGAGGCTAAAGAGGAAGAAGTAAAAAACTGACGGCCTGGGTGGAGCTTGTCGATATCGAGGCTTCATCCAGGATCGAACTGGAGGGCGGGGGTGTTCTTACACGATGCGATCAATGTAAGTCGATGCACGCAGAACGCAACCCGCCGACTGTCCCGCCGTGCGAGGGATGTACGGTTGACCTCATGCCCGAGAACCGCGATGCGGCAGAGGTGTATCTGATGTGTCGCAGACAGTACGTGACGCGCAGCCGGGGCATGGAGGGGGACATGGTTATTGATATCTCGATCCCGGCCATCAAGGCCACAATGGACGCTTTAGGCGTTGAGGATCAGGGCGCGTGTCTCGTCAAAGTGCAGAAGGTCTTTCATTTTTTTCTGGCTGAAAGGAGCGGATAATGAAGGTTAGCTGGAATCCCGATGTAATTACCGCCGAAATCGAGAAGGAAGCAATGGACAGGCTTGAGAAAGCGGCGGAAGGAATCGCGTCGAAAGCGCGGAGCCTCGTCCCTGTCGGCAAGGACGTTCCGGCGGGCAAAGGGAAATGGTCAAAGCGCGAGGCCGGGGCGCTCCGGAAAACTATCCGCGTCGTCAGGTTGAAAGGCGACCCTAAGCTGAATATCAGGGTCTATGCCGGGAACAAGGGCGAAGTCTTTTATGCCCGGTTTGTCGAATACGGCACCGTCCACATGAAGGCACGGCCGTTCATAAGGCCAGCCCTTAACTCTTCGAAAGCAGAGATCCTTTCCACGGTGGAAAACGGATAATGGCAAAGGAACTTGGAGGACACGATGGCGGGTGGTAGGCTCGGAACGGTTTTTGTGGAGCTTCAATTATCGGATGGCGTCTATAAACAGAAACTAGGCGAAACCCTCACTTCTACCGAGGCCACCGCGAGGGGTATCGAAACGTCATGGAAGCAACTCGGCACAAGGTCGAGCGCCGTCTTTGACTCTCAGCGCCTCGCCGCCGAAAACGCCTACACCCTTATCAAGAACTCCGCGCAGACTACCGCCAACGATATCGTCCGCGCCGAAGAAGCGAAGAACGCGAAGATCAAAGCCCTGAACGACCAGCAATACGGCGCGCATGTTTCGATGGGCGAGAAAATCAAACAGAACTGGATGGAAGTCACGGCGGCTATGGCCGCGGCTTATGGGGCTATCTCTATCGGCAAACAGGCCATAGACGCGGCTCTGAAAATGGAGCAGATCACATACTCCATGAAGGCCGTATCGGGATCAGCGCAGATAGCCGCGCAAGAACTCGCTTATGTGAAGGCCGAGAGCGAACGTCTGGGTCTCGTAATGAGCGACACAGCCCTATCATTTGCCAAATTCTCGGCGGCGACGAGGAACACGGCAATTCAAGGACAGGAGACAAAGAAGATATTCTCGGCTGTCGGTGAAGCGGCGGTTGCCCTGAAACTCCCCGCAGAACAGGTAAACGGCATCTTCATGGCCTTACAGCAGATGATGTCGAAAGGCAAGGTGCAGGCCGAGGAATTGCGCGGGCAGTTAGGCGAGCGCCTTCCCGGTGCTTTCCAGATGGCAGCCGACGCGATGGGAGTAACGACCGCGCAGCTCAACAAGATGCTCGAAGAGGGCAAGGTGTTGGGCGAGGATCTGCTCCCGAAACTCGCCGAGAAGCTCCATGAGACCTATGGAAAGGCAGCGGCGGAAGCGGCACAGGGCGGGCAGGCGGAGATAAACCGTTTCAACAACGCCCTGTTTGAGACAAAGGCTGTTATCGGCGACGCTTTAATGCCGACCTTTACCGACCTGCTCCGGTTTCTGAAACCGTTAGGCGAGGGAGTAAAGGCGTTTATTATAGGCATCAAGCTGGCGACGGTTGAGCTTGCGTATGCTATCGACGGGGTCGCAAGCGCATTGTCCAGCGTTGCCGGAGCGTATCAGATATCACTAAAAGCCGCAGGGTATGTCGTCCCGGGCATGTCCTCATATGCGATGCTCCAGTCCAAGAACACCGCGTTTCAGAGGCAGGCCGCCGACGCTACAAAGCGGGAAATATATGAACGGGCTTACGGCAAGCCCACCGAATCTAATATCCTGATGAATTACGAGGCCGGTACATATTCTCAGACCAAACCTGAGGACAAAAAGAAGAAGGGCGGCGGTAAATCATCCGCTCAAAGCGCTTGGGATCAGGGTCAATCCGAATTCGAACGTATCATGACAGAGGAATACGCCTTTGCCGAAAAGATAGGTAACAAGGAAGTAGACGCGGCGGAGCTGGCGGAGACTAAGAAACTCAACAATCTGGTGACGATGCTCGAAAAGGGCAAGATCGCCGAAGATCAGTACCACACGGCGGTAGAGCTGATAGCATCCAACTCGGAGATAAAAAAGGTCGAGATATGGGAGAAGGGACAGGAAGAATATGAAAAGATAATGTCCGAAGAAGGGGCCTTCGCCTCGACTGAGAATGACCGCGCGATCAATAAGATCATCGCCGCGCAAGAGAAGAAAGAAAACGAACTGTGGAAGCTCCTGGAACAAAGCAAGATCACCCATGATCAAT